AGCAGTTTGAACTGGATAGTGGTCGGCTTATAAACCGTCACTATAGTTTCCCGCTTCAAAGAACCGTTTCGTTGTCAGATAGGGGTTTAACCTCCCTTTATCCGACAATTAATACGTTCGCGTATAACGGTTCTACGACTGGGCGCTATACAGTAGAATCGACTGTCGAGTCGAACTACTGGTTCGAAGGCACTTACTCTTATCACCTTCCTACTGGCGATTCTGCCCGTGCGAAGGTGTTTAAGTATGCTGCTGAAGCTGATAAGCTTCTCGGCATCCGGATTACTCCGGAAGTGCTTTGGAACTTGGCGCCCTGGACCTGGCTGGCTGACTGGTTTGTTAACTCAAGTAGTATTGCTACTAACTTGAGCGCATTCAGTCAGGACGGCTTACTGCTCAAACGCGGGTACATCATGTGCACTTACAGTGCGGTTGATGTACACACGAATTCCGGAGTCAATTTAATTGGCTTCGGTGCCACCGGCCCTTCTACACTGACACTTAAGTCAGTTGTGAAGAGTCGGAGGAGAGCAACTCCATGGGGTTTTGGCGTGACGTTTAGCGAGTTTACTCCTAAACAGATCGCTATACTCTCGGCCCTGGGGATAACTCGGGACCTTACATGGAAATAGGAAAGGTACCTATTTCCATATGATGGTTTACCTTAATTAACCCCCAAAAGGGGCGAAACGGTGAACTGTCGCTGGCATGCTCAACTTGGGCATGCAACCTGCCAAGGAGACTTGCTGTGGCCTTCTCAGACCCTCAGACCATCACTATCAACGCGATTGCTAATACGCTTCCGCGTACTAGCAGTGGTGATTACCGTGGATCCTTTACAAAGGATGACGGTACCGTACGGCTTACATTCTCTCATGCGATTGGAAAACGCACGAGAAGTGTAGCTCGCGTTGACCACTCAAAGATTGCTCCAAACCCGCTTATCGCCGCTGAGAACATTAAGTTCTCAATGTCGGTTTCGCTGATTGTCGATACCCCTGATACGGGGTATACGATTACGGAGCAGAAACAGGTTGTAGATGCGCTGATCGCGTATCTATCTGCCTCGAGTGGTGCTAACGTTACCAAGATTCTTGGTCGCGAAAGCTAGATGGATCCACTAACAGCGATTCTCGAGTATTTACTCGAGAGCAATGATCCATTTATTGTTGAATTCCGTAAGGATTTTAACAATTGGACTGCTGGGCCGCTTTTTGCGGTTCACAGCATCATTGTGCTTGAAGTGGTTGGGGCCTCGCTATTGTTGCGAGACTTTCTACATAAGTAGAAGGGCCTGTGCCCCACAGCTAGGGATGTCTTACCTACCCTTTAAGGTGGGGGGCATGAAAAGCCTGATGTCACTAGCGCAGGCGGTTCTGACTGATGTCGGAACCTGGTGTGGCGTAAGCACCACTCATGATTTTAAAACGATCATGAGTCGGTACGAAGATGAAGGGATGTCGTTTTTGACGATATCCTTACCTTCTTTTGCTTCAGATCTCCAAAAAGGTCTGGAACAAGGGAAGGTAGACTCTCAACTCTTTTGTGGCTTTCGTCACAATAGAGGAGGTCTCCCCCTATTTTTAGGAGGTTTCCTCGGTCTAATCTTCGACCGGAAGAGCGGGCTGTTGCTCGATGTACCTAGTACTGATGCTCTATTTGCTATTCGACAGATTGCTCTGTTGTTTAGCAAGGTAAATCTCCCATGCACGCCAAAGCGTGAGAGAGATGCATTAGTGAAGTACCTCGAGTGTGAGAACGAGATTCGGAGAACGGATGCTCAGTTACCTGAACCCGAAAGGGCTCAGTTTTCTAGAGTTGCCGCTATCCTTTGGAACGATGTTTTCTCCATTGTAGATCGGAAGATCTATGAAGGTGAAACCGTCCCGAAGCACGGTCCTGGTGTCACCGCAGATGGTCTGACTGGTAATAAGAAGTACCGTCAGTCTGAGTGGCCCAGGCGTTTGCATGAAGTTTTCCCCGAAGGGGAATTCTTGTTTGCGAACTGGCGTCTTTATGATGCCACGCGATCGAATCTCGTCGAACCCGGCGCTGAACGACCTGTTAGGGTTGTTCTTGTGCCTAAGACGCTGAAAACACCGCGAGTAATAGCTGTCGAACCCACTGCCATGCAATATGTGCAGCAGGGTATCGCAGAGTTGCTCGTGGATGCCATTGTGAGTGATAAGCTCACTGGAAGGAATGACTCCCGTCCAG